TTATAGTATTATAGCTTTTAGTGCTCCTGAAATAAAAGAAGAAAGATTATATTTAGAACATTTTATTATAAGAGATTTTTTTCAAAATGGATATACTCTTATGAATAAAGATAAGTTCGCTATTTCAGAATTTTCAAATGATAGAGAATATAAAAAAACATATATGAGTGATTATTACTCAGATATTGAGAAACAAAAACGTCATTTATTAAATTCAAGAATTAGTAGTAAGAAACGTGTAATGAAACGGCATGAAAAATTAGGAGATACACTGAAAGTAAAGGAAGATTTAACAGCATTAAAAGCACTATTAGAAACACGAAAAGAGTTTTATGGAGTTCCTTATGATATGGCTAAGATATAGTCTGAACTCCGTACAATGGTAAAGACGGAGAAGCGAGGATAAAGAGCCTCGTGATAACATAATTGACCAACAGCTTCCTAAGCCTTTAGAAGAGCCTAAAGATGGTGAAGATAGAAGTTACTATGATTTTTGGATACAATTTGAAATAAGAAGTTTAATGATAGCTGATAATGAAGACGAAGTAATTGTTGCGGCAGATTATCATGCTCTGGAAAAGTTTTTAACAGCGCATTTTTCAAAAGACCCATTGTTGATTAAAATGTTAAAAGAGAAACTTGACCCACATGGAACAGTAGCAACAATTATTTTTCCAGAATTAGCAGATGCAGACCCAAATTCAATTAAGAAATTAGCACCACATAAAAGAAATGTGGCTAAGACTGTAGGTTTCGCTCAAATCTAGGGTGAAGTAAAATCCCTCTCAAAACGGTGAAAGCCTAACAGGTCAATACCGTGCCGAACTCTGTGAAAACAGCGGTGTAGAGACTTATAATGTATCGGCTATGTTAAAACATAAATCAATCGAATACATTTAATGGGGGATAGGAGCAAGCTCCTAAAGGTATAGTCCGACACTCTTGGCAACAAGAGACAACAGAATGGTAGATTATGGCGGTTCAAAAATAGCGGTAGCAAGAAATCTAGAAATAGATGAAAAGACCGCACAAGAATATATAGATAGGTATTTTGAAGGTTTTGCAGGGTTAAAAAAATATGATAGAGATTTAATTCAATTTGCTAGAAAGAATGGTTATATAGAAACATTATTTTCTGGGCATAAACGTCACTTGTGGGGGATAAATTCCCAAGATGGTAGAACACGTTCATATTATGAACGATTAGCGGTTAATTCAAAATCACAAGGGGCGGCGGCAGATTGCACAACATTAGCACAGATAGATGTGGATAATGATGTGGTATTAAAATCTATTGGAGCAAGACAAATACTTAATGTCCATGACGAGATAGTCATGGTATGCCCTAAAAAGTTTGCAAAATTATGCAAGCAGAGATTAACTTTTCATATGGAAAATTGTTTACCAAGTAGGGGCATAAATTTAACAATTCCATTGGAAGCAGTAGGAGATATAGGTAGAACTTATAGTGAAGCAAAATAATGCTTGACAAAAATAAGATTATGTGGTATAGTAAGGAGGTAAAGAATATGACAATTAAAGTAGGTGGACGGATGGCAGATGATGGAGTTTATAGAGGAGATGTTTCTGTTTCCAAAACATCTTTAGGTGAATGTGAAGAAGTTTTAAATCATTTAGAAGCTCAGGTAGGAATGCTTGAAGACACAAATAATCGGTTACAGAAATGTGTTGTTGGAGAAACTATGTTAGCTGAGGGTATAGCCTTAGAATGTTTGACTCAAAATGCTCTTGATATACGTTTAAGTAGATTAGGGGATAGGTTAGGTGCTGTTATTAAAGAATATTCTGAATATGTTGAGGTAATCGAAAAGAAACTAGGCAAGATGGCATTACAGGGGTGATACTTTGCCAGATTTAAAGCAGTTAGTAAAGACTATAAATAAAGCGCATGGTAAGAACGCTATACGTTTAGGGGCAACTATTAAAGAGCAGATGTCCTATAAGATTTCAACAGGTAGTGTAGCTTTAGATTATGTAATTGGTGGTGGAATACCTTCTGGAAGATTAATAACTATTGCAGGAGCTTATTCTACTGGTAAATCGTTATTAGCTTATAAGATGATTGCTAATGTTCAAAAAATGAAAAAGAAACTTGTTACAGTTGATGGCGAAGATATAGAAATTGTAGCAGAAGATGGTGATATTCCTTTAACTTGTGCTTTGATACAAACGGAACAAGGTAGTCTTACAAAAGAATGGGCAATAGAAAACGGCATAGATTTAGAGTCACTTTTATTTTGTCAACCTGATGGAATGGAAGAAGCTTTAGATATAGCTATAGCCTTGCAGAGAGCAGGAGTAGAATTGATTGTTATTGATTCTTATGCCGCTCTACTACCAACTAAAGTATTAACTTCTGACTTTGATGAAAGTTATCAAATGGGAATCAAGCCTAAAATGTTAGGTGAGTATCATGGTAAATTTCAGTTGTTTAATAACGCATTAGAGCGGGAGGGAAAACTTCCTTCTACAGTTGTCGCAATTAATCAGTTGAGAGAGAAAATTGGCGTGATGTATGGAAGCCCAGAGTATACAACAGGTGGTAGAAGCACTGGGTTTACGAATACTTTAGAGATTAGATTACGTATGGGTGATACTATTGCAGTAGGCAGTGGAGAAACAAAAAGAATTGTAGGCAAGACAATCAAATTTAGAATCGAAAAAAATAAAGCTGGTGTTCCTTATGGAACAGGTGAGTATGATATTTATACAGACACCTGTGATTATATCCAGAGAGGGGACATAGATAACGAAAAAGCATTAATTATGATTGCAGTATTGTTAGGAATAGTTGAGCGTAGAGGTGGCTGGTATTACTATAATGGTGAGCAGTTATCACAGGGGCAAGATAATTTAATTAAATTATTGCGTTCTAACAGAGCTTTATTTGAAGAGATAAGGGAAAAGGTGTTAACATCAGATGAGCATATACAATAGAGGCTATAACTCTTTTTTATATGATATTCTGGTAAGGCGAGGGTATTATACAGCTTCTTGTCATAATTGTTGGTTTTATGATAGAGGCTGTATAAATACAGATGTTACAGAGTATGATTTAATTAAGGGTGAAGAAACATATTGTATCTTTTGGAAGCCACCACCAGTACAAGGGAATAGGTGATAAAAAGCATGGCGAGAAAAGGAACAACAAAGTACAAAAGTAATAAACAAGAAAAAGATGTAGCAAAAATATTAGGTGGAAAAACAGTAATGGCTAGTGGTTCTTTATGGCAAGCTAAGGGTGATGTAAGAACATCAAAATATTTAGTTGAGTGTAAGACTACTGATAAAGATTTCTATAAGCTGGAACAAAAGATTTTAGCTAAAATTGCAAAGGAAGCTATAAAGGACGGACTAAGAAGCCCTTTATTAGTTTTTGATTGCAAGAATGAGAGATTTGTAGTCTTTAGAATAAAGGACTGTTCGTTAAAAGCCTCTTTAATCTTTAAATTATTTAAAGTAAAGGTTATTGATACTTTAGTAAAAGGTAGAAGTATAGCTTTAGACTATAAAGAAGATTTAAAGAGTTTAAATAAAAATGAGAACGCTATAGGATTTAGTGTTCATAACTATAGATTAGTTCCTGAAACTTGGTTTTTAGTTTCAGAAGAAGTATTTTTAAAGAATGAAAGAGTATTATACGAGGTTATGTAATGAAGCGGTTAAAAGTAAGAGGTTCAGCTACTAGCCTGTTTTCAATTATGAAGGGGTCAAATTGCCCTTTAACAACAGCAATAGACTCTTATTTATTAACTGAAAAAGATGATGAAGGAAGAAAACATGGCTTTAATAGTCCTAGTGGGATAAAAGATTGTGTAAGGTCTCTTTATTATGTTAGAAAGTTTTATGATTGTACAAATGTAATAAAACCAAGAACAAAACGAGTATTTCATAATGGTAAAGATGTTCATACTAGGATACAAAATTGTTTAATAAAATCTGGTTTATTATTACAAGAAGAGCCACCAGTATTTAATGCAGAACTGCAAATATTGGGGAATGCAGATGGATTGGCTTTAATTAATGGACATTTAGGTGTATTAGAGATAAAGTCAATTAATCATTGTGAATATGTAGGATTAATAGAACCTAAACCAGAACATATAAAACAAGCTTCAATTTATATGTATTGTTTTGAAACGATAAGGCAAGCAATGCAGAGTGGGGACTTTTGTGGGGAAGAACTTGCTAATAAATATTACTTATCTTTAGATAAATCTTTAAAAGTAAAAGAGCGGAAAAGCAGAAAACAAGGCTTTTTAAAAATGTTAAATCTTATAGAAGATTACAAAACCACACCAATAGATAGCATTGATTTTTTGTATGAAAATAAAAATACACAAGAGATTAAAGAATTTATTGTTTATTGGGATGAGAGTATAATGCAAGAGATAAAAAGTAAATATACTTTTTTGAATGAATGTATAGCAAAAAACAGAATACCTGATAGACCAGAGGGCAGTACAAAAAGCGGTAGTTGTAAAAACTGTAAATATAAAGGAGTGTGTTATAGTGAATAAAATTCTTTCTAAGGTATTTTATGGATTAGGCATGTTATTAGGTGTAATAGTAATGTCTATTGTTTGTGTGGCTTTCAGTTTTTGTTTCTGTGTAGTGCCTTATTTAATATATACTTTTTTGCCAATAACACTTAGTCCAGTTTTAATTTGGCTATTTGGCGCAATTTATTTAGTTACTGCTTTTTTATACCTTTATAACTTTATGGTTCGGGGCAAAGCTTTTAACTTATGAAAGTATGGCAAATATTTAAAGAGTATGCTTGGATATTATGCATTTTTTTAAGTGTAGCGTGTTTTTATTTTTATAACAAACCGCCAGAGATTATTTATAAATCAGCAGTAAATATTGATAATGGCGAATTAACAGTTGAGGATATAAAACGTCCTCAAATTACATTAGATTCAAGTATTAAGGAACAAGCGAAAGTTCAAGTAATAGAAAAAAAAGATGAAACAGAAGCGGATTTAAATATAAAAGATAATTATAAATTTAAAGCTAATATAAATGGTAAAGAGATTGAAATTGTTCCTGATACTAAAGAAAATTTTGAGTTTAAAAAAGATGCTGTTAATATAGATAGAGATATAGAGATAGAATATAAAATTAAGACAACGACATTACAGCCTAATTTTGGTTTAGGATTGGGAATTGATTTTAATGGGAATCCAGCAATGAGTGCAAACGTGAAGCTTAAAAAAGCACCAGTATACTTTTGGGGGGCATCAAACTTCAAAGATTCGCATATGATAGGAGTAGGTATTTATGGTGACTTTAATTGACAAGATTGAAAGTCAACTTTCACAAGAAGGTGTAACCCCTTTCTCCAATGAGAATATTGAAAGAGACTATTTAAAATTGCCAAGATATTTAGATGAGTTACCTGCCGCTGAAATAGGAAGGTATCTTCATGCTACAGTACAGCAAAGGGTATATGTAAGAACGCTCATATCTCAAACAAGAGCGTATTTAAGGGAAGCACAGAGTCAGTTAAATATGGAAAAAGCTTTAATTTATAAAAGTTTTCCAGTAAAAATGAGTCTTACAGAAAAAGAATTAAAACTTGCAGAATATCCTTCCGCTAAAGAGGCAATGGAAAGGGTGATATATTTGCAAGAAAGACTTGATTATTTAAAAGATGTATTAGATAGCTTAGAAGATTTAAAATTTAATATTAGTAGAGAGCTGTCTAGACGTGGAGTAGACTTTACAGATGCTAACAGAAGTGCTAGGGTTGGTGTAGAGTGAAGCAAGTAGATGTTCTTAAAGAACGGTTAGAACTTTTAAAAAGATATGAACCTGATTCGGAAGAAATAGTAGAGTTAGAAAATCGGATTAAATTAAGTAAAAAAGCTAAATCCAGTAGGAGAAAAGGGGCATCTTATGAATCAAAGGTAAGGAAGCTTTTGGGCGAAAGATTTCCTGATTTAGATTTTTCAAGAGTTCCTTCCAGTGGTGGATTTCAGAAATCCTCAGCTAATACTTTGTTAAGAGGAGACTTAGTTAATCTAAATGAAGATTACGATTTCAAATTACATTTAGAACTAAAAAATCAAAATAGATGGCAAGTTAATACATGGTTTGAGCAAGCTGAAAGTGATTGTATTGAAGGTAAATTACCTATAGTCATTATGCATAGAACGCAGAAAAATGAAAATGGCAAGCGAATAGCAGAAGCAGATGATTTTGTATTTTTACGTTTAAAAGATTTTTTAGATATTCTAGATGATGGAAAAATAATCAAAAAATGTCTTGACAAAAAGACAAAAATGTGATATAATAATATTTGTAATAATTTTAAAAAAGCCTGTAAAGGGCTATAAAAGGAAAGAGGAAGATAGAATGGAAAAAACAGCTTTATTTAAAGTTTCTTCAACAAGTAATGCAAAAAGTGTAGCAGGCTCAATCAGCCACACATTGAAAGGTGACGGAGATACAGCACCAAAAGATGTAGTATTGCAAGCAATCGGAGCTAAAGGCTAATTGGCTCCCATCACAGTGATGTGATGAAAAATAGCGGGGAAGAAAACTGGAAAGCTGAGAAGCTAATCAGATTGGAAGGTTTAGTTTAAAAGCTAAACCACAAGCAGAGCATAGACAGTGAACCTCTTAGAGAATATAATCTGTCCACGAGTCCCCGCCGCTTATAACGAGGTTATTCGAGCGTTATAAGATGAAAAGATATGCCGAACTAACAGGAAACGAACTGTTAGAAGTAGAGGATAAAAAGCCTTTGCGATAACATAATTGAGTGCCATTAATCAAACATGCAAAGCTATTGCTATTTCAAGAGGGCATTTAGCTGTGGCAGGATACGATGTAGTTACTAGAATTGGATTTGACGTTGTTGAAATTGATGGTGAAGAACGTACAATTTTGAAATTCTTCGTATCATTGAGATAACTCTGACTAGAGTATAACAGTCATAGCCCACCTAAATGGTGGGCTTTTATTTTAAGGAGGCATACTATGAACCAAGAACTCACATTAGCAGTTAGCAGTAGTTTTGAAGCCGCTCATCATTTAGTAAATCCAACAGCATTTAATGAAAAATGCCTTAAACTACATGGACATTCTTATAAGTATACTATCTTTTTAAAAGGAGAAGTACAAGATGGTGGTATGGTAGAAGATTTTGGAGCTATAAAGAGATATATTATAAATGAAATAACAAAGCTCTATGACCATTCAGATTTAAACAGATTTTTTTATAATCCTACCGCAGAAATGTTAGTTTTAGATATGGCATGGAGAGTAGAAGCCTTAATAGAGGATAATAGTTTAAAAGTTAAACTGACCAAAATAGAATTAGCCGAAACGGATAATAATAGGGTAATATGGGAGTCACAGTAAATGTATATTACAGAGATTTTTAGTAGTATTCAAGGTGAGGGGAAGTATACAGGCTATCCTACTACCTTTGTTAGATTATTTGGTTGCAATTTATTTGAGATGTCTCCTAGCTATGCTTGTAAGTATTGTGATGAGAAACATTCAATGACAGGCAAACGAATAAAGATGCATTTAGGATTGGTAATGGATAAGATAGGGGCATTAGGAAATAAATATGTTTGTATTACAGGTGGAGAACCTTTAATGCAGGAAGAAACTATGCCTTTAGTTTATGAATTATTGTATAATGATTATATTGTTACAGTAGAAACAAATGGGACAATTCCTATAGAGCATTGTGAATATGTAAGAAGTTATTCATATTGTATGGATGTTAAATTACCTAGTAGCAGAACAGTATTAGCACCAGATTTAAATTGTTATAAGAATTTAGGAGAGCTAAAAGTAAATGATGAAGTTAAGTTTGTTATTTCTAATATCCATGATTATGAAGAAGCAAAACGGATTTTAAAGAAATATAAAACTAAAGCAAGCCTTATTTTTTCTCCTGTGAATTGTGATTTAGAATTAGCAAGAGAAATAATGGGTTGGTTAATGAAAGATAAACTAAAAGCTAAATTAGGATTACAAATACATAAATTATTAGAAATTAAATAGTAAAAATCTATTGACAAATATGGATTTTTATGGTATAATGGGAGTATAGTATGAAGATAGAAAATGTTAGAATATATGGTTTGCCAGAGAGCTTAATAGCCTCTGGCTATCCTATGTTATCTACAGAATTAAATGAAGAGGAATTTTTAAAGGAAGTAGAAGCGACAGAAAAAATAATTAAAAATAAATCTGGTAGTAATAAACATATAGAAAGAGGTATTAGATTAGGCAATTCTCCTTTAGGTAGCGGACATAATTGTGCTTTAAAGGGAATTACAGTACAGTTTGATTTAACTTTACCTCAGTATACATGGCAACAGTTACAAAGATATCACTATATTGATTTTATAAGCTCAATGAGCAAAATGCATCGTATTACAATGCTTGATTTAGATAAACATTGTCCTTTAGTGGATAATGAATTATTGAAAATTTCACAAAGATATGTAAATGCTTATAAAAAAGGTGAGATTGGCATAGATGCTTGTTTATCTAATATTCCTATGGGATTGCAGATGACAGCACGAATGACTACAAATTATTTACAATTATTATCTATTTATCATCAGAGAAATACCCATCGTTCAGATGAATGGAAAGAATTTTGTTCTTGGGTAAAAACACTGCCTATGTTTAAAGAGTTGTGTTTAAAAGGAGAATAAATGTATGGATTTAAACTCTGTTAATATAACAGCTACACAAGTAGCTAAAAATTATTTTTCAGCTTATGTTGAAAATGGCTTTATTTATTCTTATAGTGTATATGGTGAAAGACAGCAAGTTGGTGTTACAAATGATGCTTATACTGCTTTACAGAAGACAGCGCAAGAAGCTTTAGATAAAGCTGAAAAGTATTATCAACGATTAGTAGAGTTAGGAGATATAGTACCTCCTAAAACATCAGAAGAAACTATTGCAGAATTGATGTCTGTAGTTAGTGAATTACGTAATGAGATAAGAGAAATGAAGACAGTTCAACATAAGGGGGATTCAAATGAATCTATTAAGTATACTGAAAGCTCTGGGGATAAAAATTTCCCCACAAATAGAGGAAGCTATAGCAAAGGCACAGCAACTGGCAAATAACTATGGCAATTCTAAAGAGGGCTTTATAAAAGCAGTTAATGAAAATGGTGGAACAGAATCTTTAACAAAAGCCTTAGCAACATTAGATAATCCAAATGTTGCTAGAGTTTTAACAGCGTTAGGGCACCCACCAGAGTCTATAAAACAAGCAGTTAATAGTCTTGGAGTAATAGCCCCTACGCCACAACAAACTCCTAATAATCAAAATATTTCTAATGAGATTAGGTCTTTTGAAGAAAGGCTTAAAAGATTAAAGTAGTAATACTTTAGTTATATATTTTAAGGAGTGATTTTAAGTGGATGAAAAAATGAATTGGGGCTTTATCATTCTTATCTTCTTGTTCTTTATGATTTTTGGGGGATGGGGTAATGGTGGTCTGTTTGGTGGCAGAGGTGGAGAATGCGCTGGTTGTGGTGTAGTTTCTAACTGTCAAGTAGAAAAACAGCAAATCATTGATACAGCTAGAACTCAATACATGATTGAAAACACTGCAAAACAAACCCAAGAACAGGCAATGGCTTTAGCTAATGCTCTTGGAACTAAAATTGATTTCTATGAATATCAAAATCTGCGTGACCAACTGGCACAAGAAAGAACTAAAAATGTGGTTCTGGAAAATCGTGTCTATAGTGATGCTAAATTTAATGCACTGGAAAGACAGAACGAAGCTATGTTTGGCGTATTAAAATCTGAAATTGCAGACTTGTCTTGCAATGTTCCGAAACGTCCTCCATACTATGCACAAGGTTTTGTAGCTTGTGGTTCTCCAATTCCCAATGGATGTTGCAACTAATCTTTTGAAGTTCCGCTTATTTGCGTGATTGAGGGGTAGGCGGTATGCCTACCTCTCTTTTTATATTAAGGAGGCATCTATTATGATGCGTAAATGTGATTGTGTTAATATTTTATCGTCAACTTCTGTTACGTCCTCTGCAACAAATGTGACTATTGTTGTTCCAGCAAAAACAATTTATAATAATCAATGTGAAAAATTATTAATTCAACAGGCTATTCCAACAAGTAGCTCTGGTACTGCTGTTCCAGTGTTATTAACTATAGGCACAGCTACCTTACAATTAGTTGACCGTTGTGGTAATTCAGTATTTTCTGACCAATTAAAGCCCAGAAGGATTTATGATATTCGGATTCATACAGCTTCTAAATTAGCTACAGTGCTTTGCAATTTGCCAAAATGTACTGTTGGCGTAACACCTGTTTTAAATAATCCTACTACTTCTACACCTGCCGTATCTTCTAAAGATTAAAAGAAGGTGATATTATGAAAATTGATTTAATGTCTTTAATGTTAGGTTTTGGCGTTGGCTATTTAGCATTAACAGAATCAGGCAGAAAACAATTAATAAAAGTAAGTAATCAAGGTGGGGAATTAGTAAATAAGCTTACAGATAAGTATATAGGAGAGCCTATCAGTAAAGCATTAGGGGGAATAGAAAATGTCACACATGAAGAAGTCGTTAATGCACCTGACGAAGAAGCAAAACTGGATTGATGATTTAGTTGAGATATTAAAATGCAGATTAAAATATCCTACAACAGATTTAAAAGAAGTTTATGAAGATATAGAAGAAGATATTTATTTGTGTGTTAATGGCGAGCATTTTGATGAGGACTTAGCGAAACAAGCCGTTAGTGAGATGATAAATGCAGGTGGTACAACTGGCGAGAAATGGAGCAAGGAGCGTACTGATGAGGCTGCTAGGATTGTCGGCATCACTGAAAACCTCTGGGATTTTTACTATGTTATTAATATGTACTACAGCGATTACAACACAGTTATCGGTGAAGATATTACAATGGCGGCGAAACTCTCTAAAGCGTTCATTGAGGATGTAGATGTTCCAGAAGGAAAGGCTTATAGATACTACAAATATGTAGTTAAAGATGAATAATAACAGAAATAATAATAGTCTTCTGGATACTTTAGGAGCTTTGGGTGATTTATTAGGCATATTAAACTACATAGAAAATTTACAACAAACTAAAAATGATGTTATAATGAAAGAACTAAGAAAGCAGGATAGTGTATATTTTAAGCAAATATTAGAGAATCAAGCAAGAATTGAAGAAAAGTTAGATAAGTTACTTGACAAGCAAGAGTAGTTATGATATAATAGAGGTGTAGTCAAGGCTACGCCTCTATTTTAATTATAAGGAAGATTAAAATGCAGAAATTTAAATTGAGAAGTAACGACCTAGATACTTTATATAGTATCTTTAAACATAGTTCATTAACTCCCTTAGATATAAAGCAGTTAAGACAAAATAAATTTTTCTATACTTATACGCCACGAAGAGCAATGGAAAGAAATGAAAGAGTTTTTGTTAGAGTGGCAGATACTTTTGACTGTCCAATATTGTTTAATATGGCAGGTAGAAACTTTCTATATTTTTTTAAGGAAGTTAATGATAGGGATGAGTGGGAATGATAAAAAATAAAATTAGCAAAGAATTTAAGGAATTTTATGGATGGGAGTAATAAAACATGAAAATTATAGCAGTAGATTTTGATGGAACATTATGTGAAAATAAGTATCCAGAAATAGGTGAGCCTGTTACTGGGTATTATCGAGGGTGGAAAGGTGATAAATATTTTTCTTGTCGTTTTAATTTTATTAAGCTTTTAATAGCTTTGCAAGAAATGGGAAATAAAATAATTCTTTTTACTTGCAGAGGTGGTGAACAATTAGAAGAAGCTGTAAGTTGGTGCAATAACCTATTTGGATTAAAATTTGATGCAGTTAATAATGATGTAGAAGAAACTTTACAAAGGTATGCTCCGACTCTTGAATTAAGAAATCAATTATCTGCTACAAGAAAGATTTATGCAGATGTTTATATAGATGACAGAAATTTAAATGCAGATGAATATTTAGAGAAGAATTTAATTTTATTAGATGCAAAATCTTTATATGATATGGGGATAACAGAAAATGCTACAGAATTTTTAATTGAAAGGGTGTTGAATAAATGAGAAAAATAGTTGTGGCTGGTACAAGAGAATTTAATGATTATAGATTATTATGTGATGTTTTAGATTTTCATATAAATGGTGAACAAGTAATTATAATTAGTGGTAATGCTAAAGGAGCAGATTCAATGGGAGAGGTTTATGCTTCTTCTCATAATTTGAAATGTGTAAAATTTCCCCCTGATTATGAAACTTATCCCTCTAAAGTAGCTCCATTAAAAAGGAACGAGGAAATGGCAAAGGAAGCTACAGAAGGAATTATATTTTGGGATGGTGTTTCAAGAGGTACTTGGAATATGATTCAGCAATTAAGAAAATATAAGAAAAAAGTAACTATTATTAACTATAGGAAGTTGGCATAAAATGGATAATTGCGAATTTTATTTATTATATAGCGGTGGGTATGATAGCACTGTGTTGCTTTATGATTTTATTGATAAATTACCTAATAAATTGACGGTAATACATATTGTTACTCAGTATAATCAAGAAGAAACAAAAGCGGCAAGAAAGATAATTGAATTAGTAAAAGATAAAATTCTTAACTATATTGAATTAGAAATG